AAAGCGGTGAGCGCGAAAGAGGCTGCTGCCCAAAAAGCCATGACTATCCTTCCACACTGACATCTATTGAAACACCTGAGACTTCAATGGGGTATGGCCTGTCCGAAGTGATCTCCAAGAGAGGCTGAATCCCATATAAACCAGTAACAGGTACTTCGTACCAGCCATTCAGTACAGGGTGACTCGACACCGTCGCTGCGGTGCTGAATGTGCTACCGTCCGCTTCATATCCATTTACTTGCGCAGCCTTTGAGCCATGAAGGTTCACCACCACGGAGGAGTAGTTCTTCAACCGACCTAAAGTACTCGCCACCCTGCTCGCTGCACCGATTTCTGGCACCCTCGGCTGCATGACCATGCTGATCTTTTTCCCCACGGTGGCTGTGAGAGGCGTGCCGTTACTAGACGACTTCACGATGGACGGTCCCCCGCCAGCACCGACTTCTACTATCTCTTCACCACGGTATACCCCGTCTATGATAACTGAGACTGTCTCCCCATCGAGGTATGTGTATCCTGCAGGGAAGGTCAACGTTGTGTTAGTAACACTGTCCATCACAACTGCTTCGTCAATGTAGATGGTGTCATCATATTGGTTGAGGCGTGACTTGTCGGTGTCTGTTGTCGCCATGTAGAAGGAGTCTACGGCTGTGGCAGAAGAAGACACGCCAGCAGTATAGTTCCGTGCAGTGGAGATCGACGAGCACGACGGGAACTTCATCCTCGACCACCCCATAAATCCGTCAATCTCGTTCACACGGCAGGCGAGCACCTCTCCGTCCGCTAGACGAACAAGCACAACAGGGTCTTCTTGCCCCTCCCACACAACCATCTCCTCGATCGTGGCAGAGGAGAAGAGGTGTGAATGCTCCTGCGTAATGTTCCTGCTCTGGTACCTTTGATTATCGAAGTTGTAGCGCATCGCCCGGATGGTCTTCCGGTCCTTCTGCACGTACATGAGTACGGTGCCAACGATTACTGGGCGGACAGACGCAGACCCATAGGCCGACTCCCTATCAACTCCTACAGATACAGCAGAGAGGGGGGAACCAGTTACTGAGAACTCCCCGGTTGTTGTACCTATGAGAAGGTCCTTACCGGAAGACAGCCAGCGTACCCGGCTACCACGCAAGTCGTTCACCAGGAAGTGGAAGCCGTCAGCAGCGGTGCCGCCAAGCCCGAAATCGAACGGTCTGTCAGGCTCACTACCAACCACCACTCGTTTCGCCAGATCAAACCCACCGAAGATCACACGACCCTGGTGACTTACCCCGCAACTGGGGAAGCCCACGGCCTTAGACCAACCGAGGCTATACTTCGACGTCGCAGAACGTGAGGTTGGAGGAACCAAAACGGTAGCCGCTATATACACCACGCCCTTGACCACGTCCACGCCACCGCTGGCGTTAAAGGCATTCCGCAGGGCGAATACTCCACCGTTGACATGAACAGTGCCAGCGGTGCCGATCACATTGGTTGCGGTTGGCGCTTCACCAATATCCCCTATCACCTCCCCAGTCCCAAACGACGTGGCATGGCCCTCCGGTATGGAGTCAAAGGCTACCTTCCAGTCGGCATTGCCTGAGATCTCGGGCTCAATATTCCCTACGCAAATGTATACTTTGTCGCCACGCTTAGGTCTCACACGCCACCCGTCGATGACATGATCGTCTCCGTAGTGCGATATGCCCGGTGACCAAGTGACGGTGGGCGCGTATGCCGTATGGCTAGACTTCCTTCGTAGGCGATACACGCTCTGACCTGTAAGTCCTGCACTGGTAGGCCAACGGTCTTCAATACCTGCCGTTACCCAACCAGGAACCGTCGCACTAGGTGCTTGTGCTCCGTTTATGATTGAGCCTTGGAGGACGTTCCCCGAGATGTCACCAGTCATCAGAGCATAACACTCCCTGGTAAGGTTCACAGGTGTTGCCGTGTCGTCTGCTCGATTACCCAGGATGCAGCCAGCAAGGGAATACTCGAAGAAGGGAGTGCTGTCTGACAACAAGGGCTTACTGAGACTAGTAGATACTTCGTCATTTTGTATCAAGTTTAGCCCAGCGTAAGATATGGTCTCCCCAAGGGTCTCCGGGGAAGGGTTCCATCCATACCCAGCCTTTAGATGATGATAGCCTATGGTCCCCTCTTCCCTGATCCAGGGACCGTCCCAGTCATAGGGGTCAGAAACGTCAGCAACGTAGGTCCTGCCTTGCACAGTGGTGGCAGAGATGACCGACACGGTACATTTCCGCTTGTCTATCACCTTGACTACCTTTGCAAAGTACCCCCCTCTATCGTCCCACTCGTCTCGCGACGTAGTAGTGTTATCGTCCACGTCGGTAACGGCTGTCGCGTGTGAAGCAGAGAGGGAGCCGATCCTGTATATCGCCCCTATGTCGTCCTCGCCAAACCAGTCACGTGAAGACTCTACGGTGTAGGCGCCATCAGTCCCCCCAGTAACATTCATAGTGAACCGTTCACCATACCTGATTACCTCAGGAGAACGCCTGTTCACCGCATACGTCCTGGTGTCTAGGACTTTTGTCCCGTCAGTATCTACAGTATTGAATACTTCTAGCGGGACGGCGTCGGGGTGACACACAATCAAGTTGTCTTCATGCTGGAAGTATGTCACGTCTGGCAGTTGAGCAGCGGTGAAGTGGTGCCAACCGAATAACTTGCTGAAGGAGGCATCGCTTCCAGGCGGTAAGTAATCAGCAGCGGCTCCAGTGTGGAAGAGTGACTCTTGCGTCCTGAACGGAAGATGGGTGTAGGTGTATGCCTTCCATATCTGCGTGCCGGTGTATGTGTCCGATCCCGTTGACGTATAGAACACGTCGTTCTTTACCACACGGATAGCGCCCCAGGTACGTGTGTCGTCCGTCAGCACCTCGAACACCAGAACGTAGGTGTCTGTCCCGACACGGAAGGGGATCAACTTCACAGCAGTAGAGGTGAAAGTAGTCACTGTCGCAGTTGAAAACGCGGTGTCGCCACGGTACGTGCTGCCGTTACGTTTCTCGACGGTTCCACTAGACGATACTATCCCAGCCTCTAACTTACGGCAGGACGCGTCGTAGACCTCCTGGTTATAGAGACCGTCTAGCCGAGGAGAAACCTCACCTTGGCTAAAAGAGACTTGTGGATGCCACGCCATTAAAGGCTCCTATATCTTGATTCCACCAACTCCGAGGGAGAGAAGTAGCGGGCCGAGTTCTCCTGGCCGTCAACCCCTTTAGCCCTCAAGAGCGCTTCCTTAACTTTCTGCTCCATAAGCGCGATTTCATTCGCTGACTTGCCAAAGTTAGGAGCGACAAAGGCCCCTAACGCGATACCCATTGCGTGCTTCATGGCTGGAGCGAGTAGGTCAGTATTAGCATCCCCTACGTCGAACACATACTCTAACTTAGCGGAACTCTGGTTAGAACACAGGCAACGACTTTTTACCCCACTATCATTGGCTACCGCCTCGATCTCCCACATCACCGACTCTGAGTTACTCGGTTGATTTTTGTGCCCGTTCACAGTCAGGGCTCGAATGTAGTCGGACGGCAGGGAGTAAATGGTCGCCCACCTAGTAGTGTCCTTGAAATCGCTATCCGGGTATGCAGTGAGCGCTGCCGTTGTCTTACACCCATTCCACGCATGGTCGCTAATGAACTGCTTGCGGAAGTTGGGCCAGATATCCCTCAACAACTCAGCCTGAGCGCTATTGTCGTTGACCGCCGAGTCCACTCGACCCACCCCTAGTTGGGTTAAACCAATGTTCCATATTTCTTCTACTGACACGATAACGCTCCTTTTCAAAAGGTTTTCGGTGAGGCTTCCGACCCCGTCGATTGTAACAGATATTAGGTAGGTTGCCGAATCCACCCAGATAGCAGAGGCGACTCCTCCAGTTGAAGCGCTCCCTACAACTTCACGCCACAAGGCAGCGGAGATTGATCCGCCAGCGGATACTGACCCAATCGACGCAGTGCCCGACACACTCTGAATCACCGGGGCGCTATTTGTTGTGACACTTACAGTGACTTCCCCTATTGAAGCCGAAGGGGCCAGGTCACTAATCCCCGTCAGGGAATCGACAGCAATCACTATGCTTAAGGACCCGATTGCAGCGGTTCCAGCAACTCCCACTGGGGGAACAATGACGAGATCAATCAGCGCTCCAACGCCTCCTACTGAGACGCTCACTGCCACGCTTCTTGTGGCCCTTGAAACGACAATCCCGTAGTTGTGGCCGAGGCCCGGCGCAACGGCAACCGTACCTACTGACGCAGCACCTGTGACCAGAACGTCTGATATAGAATCGACGATGACCGCTGGTGACACTGTGCCGATCGACGCGGCAGCAGACACAGGAACATTGACGCCACCGCCTGTACTGCCTACGTCTACCGCTGGGGTTACGGTTCCGACTGACGCAGAAGAGGCAGCATCCCTAGTCACCTTAGCACTACTAACAGTAGCGGCGCCTTCAACTGTGCCTACTGAAGCGGGTTCACCTACATTGCTGGTGGCTCTAGTGGCAGTGACAAGAACAGGGCCAAGACCAACCGTGGCAATCGAAGCGGTACCAGTGACAACAGCATCTGATGTAGTGAGAACGATGACCGCTGGTGACACTGTGCCGATCGAAGCGGTACTAGCGACAACAGCGTCTGACGTGGTACCAACGATGACCGCTGGTGACACCGTGCCGATGGAAGCAACTCCCGCAGGGAAACTGGACCCACTGTTGACAACGAGAGTAGCAGCGCCCTCAACCGTTCCTATCGAGGCGACACCAGCAACGTCGCGAGTTAGCCTAGAAGTGCTGACAAGGGACAACCCCAAGGAGGGCCCGACAGCAAGCGTGCCTATTGACGCAACCCCAGCGACAACAGCGTCTGACGAGGTACCAACGATCACTGCTGGTGACACCGTGCCGATGGAAGCAGAAGAGGCAGCATCTCTAGTCACCTTAGCACTGTTAATAGTAGCAGCACCTTCAACGGTGCCTACTGAAGCAGTACTAGCGACAACAGCATCCGACGTGGTGCCAACGATTGCTACCGGGGTTACGGTGCCAATCGAAGCAGTACCACCAGGAGCGCTCTGCCCAGTAATACTACTAATAGCAGCGGCACCTTCAACTGTACCTATTAACGCTACACCAGCGACAACGGCATCTGACGTAGTACCAACGATCACCGCTGGGGCTACCGTGCCGATCGACGCAGAAGAGGCAGCATCCCTAGTCACCTTAGCACTGTTAATAGTGGCGGCACCCTCGACTGTCCCTATCGAAGTGGCTTCGCCTATAGTACTCGTGACCCTAGTAGCAGTGACAAGAACAGGGGCAAGACCAACCGTGGCAATCGACGCAGAAGAGGCGGCGTCCCTGGTCACCTTAGCACTGTTAATAGTAGCGGCACCTGCAACGGTACCGATTGAAGCGGTATCTACAACACTCGAAGTCTCAGTAATAGAATCTATAGTGATAGTGGCAGCCGCTGTCCCAATCGACGCAGAAGAGGCAGCATCCCTAGTCACCTTAGCACTGTTAATAGTAGCAGCACCTGCAACGGTACCGATTGAAGCGGTACCAGCGACGACGGCGTCAGAGGTGACAGTAACGGTTACGGATGGGGATGCCGTGCCTATCGACGCTGAAGAAGCAGCGTCTCGCAACGTCTCGATTACAGTAGCAGTGACGCTACTGTCCACAGTACCTAGCGGCACTATGTCAGCATAATAAGCGTGGTACAGATCAGAGTTAACCACACTCTGCGTCACGCTCACAGTTCCTATTGACGCCGTGCCAGCCACAACCCTAGTGGCCGTTGCTGCAACCGTCGTAATGGAAGGGCAACTTACATTAGTAGTCGCACCATCATCATCTTCCCAAACTGTCTGGAACTCCCACGTCGTAGACGAACCACAGTTGCTGAAGTTTATCGCAACTTGCATTTCTGTGTTATGGTCCCGGCATCTAGTCCCATAGTTATGTGACTGCGAGGTCACGAACTCTTTCCCGGACGCCCTGAAACCGTTACCACTAGGGTTGTACGTACTATTAGCACGACGGTTGGCATTGGTTACATTGGAGCCATTGGATATCGTCGTGTTACTGAAATCTACATAAGGGACAGTCCCAAAGGAAGACGTCGGAAGGGCCACAAAGGAGGTGGCGCCTCTTGCTCTGTATACAATACTGTGAGAGTTACCAGTCCTGAACTCGTCGTCATCATCCATGCACGCCGAAGCAAGTATGATCTGGCCAGCATTTGCGGTAGTCAGGGTATAGTTGTCGTCGTCCCCGACCCCAGTTATGTAGCCTCTGGCCCTATCGACTATCCTTGCATTTAGACCAGTCGTCATACGGGCACTCTAACAAAGGAGCGATTGTTCATGGACTCACCGACCGTATAGATGCCCGGCCCATGACCCTTGATCTCGAACCCCAACTCAGGAACGCCCGTGGCCTTGACGACCGCTTTACAGCAAAGTTTCCTCTCGACGAGGTGCACTGTATCAACTAGCCGGAAATCCCAAAACCCTGGTCGGTCAGTCTTCGACCGAAGGAACCCCTCTGTCACGTAAAACCATCGGTCCGTCAGGCTCTCCTGGTAGGCACATGTGTATGTGCCGTCGGTAATGCCCGCTATCAACACTGACGCGGAGGGGTAGGCACTGGGCACAACTGGTGCTGGATTGGTGGAGCCAAACTGCAACAACATGGTCACGTCCTCCAAGTAAACCTGAAGACACGGCCTTAACTAAGCGTAAGATCAAGCGCTTGGGCAGCAACGCTAATAGTGTCCCCTGCACTAAAGTCCACGCCAGCCCCTGCGTTACCAAAGCCAAGATCAATCGCCACAATCACATTAGCGTATCCCGGAGCGGTAGCGCTAGCCTTCAGGTGAATAGACACCCAGGAGATGCGGTCGCCTGTGCCACTCAGCGTTGCCGGGTCCTGCGCGTTTGACTGTGAGATCGCCGACGCGTTTTCAACCTTGCCTAAGGCAGCAGCGTCCCAAGCCACATCCGATACTACGCAGGACGAGTGGGGCTCCAACCAATCACCGCCACCTGCGGTGTTCGGCGGGTTGGTTCTCCTGTCAGTATTGTGAACGTGGAATACTATATCAATATTCTCACTCGCAGCGGTATGGTACAGAGTACCGGACACTGCGTGGTCAAGCATTCCATGTTTCAAGGCGTCCGTTATTTGATTAGCCATCAATCTTCCCTAACTCTTAATGCGCCAGTACCAAAGGCTATCTCCTCCTCTGGTTGCATGGCGACGCTTTTCTCTAGTTCTTCCCAGTACAACAAGTGTCCAAGCACTGACGCGTCCCACACCCCTATACCGACCACCGTTTCGTGGTCAACATACGTGGCTGCGTCCGCCATTGTCCACGAGATCGTGTACACGTTATCGACGTAACGGAGATTGCCGTCAGACTTCTTCGCCCCCCAATAGGGCAGGAAAAGATTCGGGCTAGGCAGAGCGTTTAGCACTTCGACGCGGGCTGCTGCCCACTCCACACCCGCCTGGTTGTCCCCCGTCGGGTTAGTCACAAACAAGTTCACGTATGTAGCGGGGGCCCCTATGACAGTTACACCTAAAAACAGATCCAACACTCGGTCGGACTGGAAATAAGTCTTACCTGCCACAGGGGCCTCCACTCACTATGCAGCCGTTGAACCGGAGTGACACGGAATGATGACCATCTTCTTGGGGTCCATACGGACTCCGCCAAGACTGAAGTCATGGTAGCACTGCAAGGAGTACCCACGTTGCGGGATCTCATCGAAGCGCACACTCATCTCGTCGCCCTGCCCGTAAACACAAGCGTCCTGCGTGTAGACGTAAGCGTAACGACCAACCGGAGCAGCCGTCAAAGCGCCACTTGTAACTCCAGAAACCACAGCCTCAGTTGCGATCTGATTGCAGACCCGGAACTCCATGCCCAGGAACGGAACAGGCTCGCCGTACTGAAGCGGCGCAAGAGCGTTGTAATCCGCACTGGTGTACTTCGCCTCGGTAAGCAACTCAGTTACTTGAGCCGGGTGAAGCACGCAAACAACCGGCTGGCCGAGGTTGGCTGCGCCATTCGCCTGCAAGATTTGGTGAGCAATCAGCAACTTCTTGATGTGAAGACCTTCGTCCACCACTGCGGATGCGGTGCCGCCAATGTCTGTCAGGGGTGTGACGCTGCCAAGAACAACGTTCTGCCCACCGTGTTGACCAACGGAAGCCGTGCTGTCGGCAGCGCAAAGGTCACCCAGGGTGCCAACAATCCGTGAGCCAAGGGTAGTGACCGCAGTGCCTGTATCAAGAGTCGCGACGGTGGGGATGTTGCCAGTACGTGCGGTAGCACCCGCAGTTTCATTGATCGCGCCGCCGTAAGCAGCCTCGGAGTCTTTACGGAACGCTACGAGCAACTCGCGGTTGTCATCCCCGCCAGCCAGAGCAACGCCGTTAAGCGTCACGTCACCAAGGAATCCGGTCAGAATGACGTCATCCTTTTTGCGGTTGAAAGCAGCAGCGACGTTCTGAATGTACATTCCGTCCGGCTGGATCGCACGCATGAGAGCACGCTCGTCACGTGGGTCAAACATCTCAGCAAACTCCCAGAACTCCGGGGTCAACTGACGACGCTCGTTCCCTGTGGTCTCGTACTTGAGGTCGTTCGACTCAGCGCCGTACTGCTGGTTGCGATCACGCTGCACCAGACTGTCCACAGCCTTGTAGGAGTCAAGCATCAACGGGTCACCGTAGAGGACTTCAGGAACACAGGTATCGGAAAGGACCGATTCTGTATTCTGCGTCTTCATGCGGATCGTATCGGCGTAAGCAGTCTTGAACAGATCAACGTAGGTGGTAGCAGCGGTTGGGACAAACGGAGAGCCCGACCCAGCGAGCGGCGAGCCCGCACCATAAGATGGATATGCCATCTGGACATTCCTTCCAAACAAAAGTTATTACTTTAGTCGGGAGGTTGTCCAGCCACCTGGGCCCACCTTGGCGATAACGCTCACCATAATCGGCAGTCTATCCTGCGGTCGCACTCGGCCCCACGAATGGAGTTGTCAAGCACGCCCTCGATATACAAGAATACAAACCCGCCTGCAACTACCTACCACGGGTTATTTTTTAACCGGGGGTCGAACACACTGTCGTACCCTCGGCTCTTCAGTTCCGTGAGTTTCTCCCGGTACTCATACTGAACCTTCTCGTTCTCGGGGTCCCGCCGGTTCTGGAAACTCGGCATCTTCATCAGTTCCCGTATACGCATCGCCAGTTCAATGTCGCTACCGCTATCCGACACCGTCTCTGAAGTGCCACCGTCAACCGGACTAGTCCCGTCTGCCATCATATCTCCAACCATACTAAAAAGTTCCAAGGCCCCAATGTCCCGTAAGTCCACGCCGTCCAATGAGGGGGCTAGGTTTTCATTCTTCTCCGACAGCGCCGTCAGGGCTTTCTTCGCTTTCTCCACCGTCGCTTCGTACTGGTCTCCATACTTCGATTGTGCATCGTCCCTTGAGGCTAAGAGTGCCTGGTCCCTCGCCTGCTCCTCCTCCACCGCTTCCGCTACCTGTATCGCGCCTAACGTCTTCCACTGATCCCTTGTCAGGTGCGCTTTGTGCGCCGCTGCCTTTGCCTTTTTCGCCCATTCTCCCGCCCCTTCTAAATCCTCGTATTCGTCCGCACTCTCTGGAGTGCCTAGCCTTTGGAAGAACGCTGACCGCTCTTCATTACTAGCCTCCGGTGCAGGTACCCGTACAGACGAGCCAAGGCTCTTCTGCAACTCCTTGTAACTCTTTGCTAACGACGGAACGTCCTTGAACTTCTCCAAGACGCCGTCCCGACCCTCAAACTCTTCCGGCAAAAGTTCTTCAAGACTCATCCTTAGCCACCTTCCCTGAACGGAGGATCGCGATGATCTTCCAATAAACACTACGCTGGCCAAGCCTCTTAGCCATAGCAATCGGATCTATCGAAACCCGATCACGCTCCCCCTCTGCTTCCTTATTCAAGTTAAGGAACTCCTCAGGCTCAAGGGTGTCCTCCACTCCAAGCATCATCTTCAAATGCTCCAGGACCGCCTCACCAGCAGGGGACTCAAAAGTCGCCACGTACTTGTCTGTTATGCTCGGCTTACTGGCCAACTGGGGCCCCTCCTTCTGGTGCCTGCTCCACGGCCTGCATCTGTTGCTGTTGTTGAAGTACCCGCTCGTCAGCCGCCTTGGCTGCTCGGGCCGCTCGGATCTCGTCAATCTCCTCCTGGGTCCTGAAGATCCTAGAAGGAACGTCACTCATATTAGCGTCAAAGTCACGCAACCGATCGGGATCAATGTCCTCCATGAACGCAGGGTCTTGGGTCGCTTGATACAACTGGATCCTACGTTCCATGAATGACATAACCCGTTGGGCTGAGTCCTGCTTCTGGGCAGAGAAGAATGGAGAGGCGAACTTGATTACGCCCGGCAGGCTACCCCCGATAGTCTTCGCTAACTCAACCGCTTCCGGGAGTTCATTCCTTCTCGCCATGATCCCTACAACACTCTGCACAATAGGTCCAAGGAACTCATTATTAATGATGTCCGCTGCTGCCGCTAACCGCTGCAGGCTCCGGGATTGCCGCTGTCGAGACTCTTCAGCACTGCGTGGTTGACTGGCAGGCTCGGCAAGAACGTCAGAGAGGAACGCCTGTCGTATCTGGTCCCTGTCCTCACGGGCGATCCTGTCTGCCGCGCCATAGTCGGCCCCACTACGTAGGTAGTTCGGGGACACCTTTACTGGCGGCCTCGTAACCATGATCCCACCATTGGCGATGTCCATATCCATCATGGAATCGTCCTCCACAAGCAACGGCGGATTCAGGTCTTTGCCTGCAGCCATTAGGATCTGACGTCTCAGTTCGCTCAAGCCTCTGGCGTCCGCCCTGGCGAGGTGGCCCCTACCACGACCGTACTCCTCACCGTCTACGCGGTGCAACCTGCTTACGACGTAAGGGGCCACGTCGTAGCCGTCGTCTTTTACTATGGCTCCCCCACCTGCTTCTGTGAGGTAGACGCTTCGGTACATTTTGTTCGTCTTCGACGGCAGCCCTCCGTAAATCTTGTTCTCATTCTCATAGACGAACTGGTAGTAGGTCACCATCTCCATGGGAGTACCACTGTCCAGGTTCCTTACGGCGTCAACACCAGGGTTCTCGAAATATCGCGCTGCGTCAATCGACGGCATCTCGAACTCACGACACATCATAAGGACGCGGCCACCCTTACCCTGTGCCCAGTACATGCGACCAATCGGAACGGCCTCAAAGACAATCCCGCTAGAGTTTCTGGGATTCACAGGCTCTTCTTCAACCAAAACGCAGGAGTTCCCTAAGACCACTAGGTCCCTAAGGGCAGCAGTAGACTCGTTGTAGAAGTTGGTATCCTGTAGTTTCGCCAGGATACGCTGGGAGGTTATGTCCAGGGCGGTTCGCACCCCAACGTCCTCCGAATAATCGAATGGGGGCTCAAGCCTTAGCCAGTCTTGGGATGGCGGCAGCAGCGACCCCTTCATGAAGTTTACCAGTTGGTCTGCTGCGATCATGGCAGTAGAATCAAAGACAGGCTTCATCCTACGGCTACCACTAGCCCTCTTCGTTGTTATGTCGCCACGGAATGGCATCATATAGTTCGATATGTCCTGCCACGCCGCCTCATGATTAGCCCTAATGGACTTCATCTTCTTGAGCCGGGCCATTAGTTCTTGAATCTCAGTCATCCACTACCCCCCGAAGAAATCTTCTTCCCTCACACGAATCCGCCGCCCTATGTAACCAGAATCCCCAATAGGGCGGCCCAAGTGTAACATCATTAAGGCTTTGTGCATCGCGTCGATGCAGTGATCTTCCTGCCTGGGCGCAATCTTCCCGTTCTGGTGTCGGTATCTTCTCATCTCTGCCAGTAGTTCCCCGGCTCCACGCTCCATGAACACAAGCATGCCCTGCGCCATCATATCAAGAGCAATCTCAATGATCGTCATGATCGCTTTGCTCTTGGTTCCTGTCATCTTGTCCACCATGTGGGCAGCCTCGGGAAGAACATTAACTCCAAAATCACGCAACTGAGACACCACTGTCCCACTAGACGACTGCCTCATCGCGTCGTGTGGCCAGGCAACAGGTATAGTAGCGGCCCCCATGCCGAGCAGCCGCGAAGCGAAATCAGCCACAGTGATGTCCTCCGCCTTGAAGTCTTGGACAACGTAGTGGATCCCTGCCATCTTATCTGTCGCCATCTTTACAGCGGACCACTTCCCAACGGTGTGCGCCAAGTCGATTCCAATAATGTAGTTGGCTGCGGCTGGAGGTTGGAAGTCGTCAACCATCAGGAGGTGCTGGGGGATATTGTAGACCAGACCAGTACTCGCAACGGGGCGCCCGTATAGCCGGGCTTCTGCCAATGGGTTGTTCTCATACTTCTTGAGTAGGTGAAGACGCTGGTCCTCGTCCATATGGGTAGCGCAGTTGATGTCGTAGTTGATGAGTTGTTTGATCTCTTGCTCTGGGTCCTCAAACATCAAGTAGAGTTCGGTCTCACCCCGCAATGGCGTCATCGCAATGTCTACATGACCGCCAGTAGCGTTCGTCCGTGCAGACAGTTCGTCATAGACCATCAACTCAGGCTCTTCGTCGATCGCCACCAAGTCCAACGAATAACCCTGAAGGCGACGCCACCCAGTTGAGTACGAGAACACATACGCCTTACTGTAGCCGTCAACCTTGCCTGATGGGTCGTGATGCTTCACTCGGAAGTAGTCGATCTGGTTCGCCACCCCCCCAGCCATTTTGGTCACGTCATCATTGGAGAAGGTGCCCTCTGGAAAGTATCCCGAACCTCGATTCTCCGGCGAGCCTAATAACCTATTGACCAACAGATCCCGCGTTGACTGGGCCGTCTCCCCGCCTAGCGCCGCCTGGATCGGCTTCTCGAAGCGAACGCCTGTGTACCACGAAGGGTAAATACCAGTCATGTGATAGGTGAACTTCATCATAAGAGCAGTAGACTTCCCGGCCTGGTTAGCCCCGGTAAGCATGCACTCTTTATGATGGCTGTTTATGAACTCTCGCTGCCGATCGTTCGGGTCAATATCCCCAAGGAGGTCATTCCTCTTCCTGGATGCGAGGACCTTTTCGATTTGCACCTGACGTAGTAGTTCGTCCTTGTTCGGTTCCTCACCCACTGGTCGGGCCCTCCAACCGCGCTTCCCGCATTTCTTTCAACATCAGTTTCAGTTCCACGTCAGACATCTCTTCCAGTTCCACAGAGCGTGTCACCACAGGCTCATCCTTCGGGGTGACTAACGGGAGTATGGAGCGCCCCATGAACATCAAGACCTTCTGCCCCTCCTCTGTTTCTGGATCAGCCAACGCGGCCATCTGAGCCAACTTGTGGTAGAGACCAGCATCAACTAATAGGCTCATGAAGTCTTGCTTAATCGCATGGGGGTCACGATATGGAACACTAGAAGGCGCCGGGTCTGCCTTGCTCACTGGATGTGTTTCCTTAGCCAACTCATACATTCCCCTGAACTCACTATCGGTCTTCGTCAAGTTCAGCACTAGTTCCGCCGGGACGCCGCAAGCGATGCAAGCACCCCTAAACGATGCGCCGTTCTCTATGTGTGTTTTTATCTTGTCCTTTATCCCTAGCCGAAGCAACATGGCTTCCTTGTCTGTCCGGTTGTCCATACACCTCCCAAAGGGGAACCATGCTAAAGTGTGACCGTTGTGCAGAGAACTACGACGGAACCACCACTGCGGTTGGTGGCATTACCAACACCTACCTGATCTGCCCTTTATGTGCCTACGAACTCAGGAAAACGGTAGACAACTTCTCCAACATAAGGTCCCCCATTAAAGGGCGGAGAGCCTGCGGCCACATAGTCGCCATGATCTACCAGGACCGCAACACGCACCCCTGAAAAAATGTTTGACACCACCAACAGTACGTGCATACTCGTCCCCCATAACCTTGGGCTGCATGGTGCAGCCCGCTTCGATTGGAGGCCCATGAGGGTCAACAACTGTATTATTGGCGGGAATCTCTGTGCAGATCCCGAGTCACGTGAAGTTGGCGATGGCCACCTTCTCACCACGTTCCGTCTGGCAAACAATCACGGCCTGGACCGCGTGAGTTTCATTAACATTGAGTGCTGGAACAAGACCGCAGAGCACGTCCGACAGTACCTTGAGAAGGGTAGCGGTGTTATTGTGCAGGGGCAACTCATGACCGATACTTATGAAGGCAAGGACGGCACCAAGCGAGCCAAGTCATGGATCAAGGCCTTCTCGGTTGAGTTCCTTCCCAAGAAAGCGACAAGTGAAGAACACTCCTCCTCAGACGTTGCAGAACCTCAATATCAAGACGAAACGCCTTTCTAGCAAGGCGTGGTTGTCTGCAGGGGATGCAGCACAAGTTCTTGGCGTCAGCACTCAGCGCATTGGTCGCCTGTGTGCTGGCGCCCGTTTTTCATGTGTCAAGTTTTCGGGGGTATGGGTGATTGACCGTGAGGATTTCGAGAGATTTGCTAAGGTACCTAGACAACCTGGGCGACCACAAACCAATAACACGACGACACATAAAAGAGGAAATGCCGAGCATGCAGGTCCTCAGGACGATCATACCTACAGTTGTCACTGACGACGAACTGCTTTGGTACTACGAGCGACACGTCAAAGAAGACCTTGACGAGCCAGCCACGAGAATCCGATTCCTAATACTGATTAACCACTTCGTCCGCATTCGACTCGACCCAGAGTTCCTCATTGCAGAAGCCGTTAGCGTTCACAGGACCACCGGGCTTACTCACAAAAATGCGAAGACGAAATCCCTCTACAAGATGGCGGCGGAGTGTAAACGGTTCGGGTCCGAATCACTTGCACCGAATGCACTCAAGTTCATGGAGTGGTGGAAGAAAACTGGGCGTAACACGAAGGCGCTACTTGAGGACCATAACGGAAACCCATTAGCAGTGAAAGTTAAGAAGGGAGTGTGGAGAGCGACAGGCACAAACAGTGTTTTCTCTACCCCCGCGGCGGCAAGTCTGTATGCTCGGGAACACTTCCGAAATCTATACATGAAGTTGCTGGGGGACGAATGAAATCAGGGCAGAAATATCTAGGCAATGCAAGCCTCTACGAAGTCGTAATCAAAGTACAGAAGGAGCAACATGGAATCACAATCCAACTATTCAGGGCCCACACGTCAGAGCCCTACGGGGAACTGCAAATCCCTAAAGGGCACGCAGCCACGCTCGCTAAAGTTCTCGCCGAGCAGGCTCGAAACGATAAGGTCCCAACATAAACTATCAGCCAGGACGCCAGACGTCATACTGATGGCGCTGTCTATCTTCGACGGACGGGTGCTATCAATCTCTAGAAGAGTGGAAGAGACAAACGATGAGCAATAACGACAACCTCTTCCACGACATCTTCCACACAGGAGACGTAGTGAACGTCCGGGGGTTCGGAAGCAACGTCCCTGTCAGTAGCCGGAACATCGTGTGGGACGGAACCGGGGACCTCATCGCAGAACACCTCGACGCCCTATTAGACGCTGGAGCCAACGCCGGGTTTGGCGTGGCTGTCAGGCGAGACATTGGAGGCTCCGGTGGAGCCGAGAACCTGCTTTTCTCAAGAGCCCTATGGGTCGATATCGACGACCCAGACATCTCCGTGGAGAGTATCGACCAGCGAGCAGAGACCCACGGCTACCCCAGTCCCACATACACTGTCCGAACCGGAGGAGGCGTCCACCTCTATTGGATACTAGTTGAGAAGGAGCCACTCGAAACTCAAGTGGAACGACGGGACTTCAGTAAGCGATTGCGACAGTTGACCGCAGCATTTGAAGGCGACACGAAATGCTGTGAGCCAGCCCGAATCATGCGTGCTCCCGGAACTCCCAACATGAAAGAACATTACCCTGTTGACGACAGGCCCCAGTGTTACGTCGAACGGCACCTCGCCTCCACCTCATTCAACATCTCTTCTTTCAGGATGGACTCCGCTGTTCGATCAGGAGGACGGAACAACGCAGTCTTCAATGAGGCCCGAAGGCTCAGGGACTCCGGCGCTAACAGGCAACTAGCGGAGGCCCAAGCGTCTGATTGGAATACCGCCAACTGCGTGCCTCCACTGAGCAGCGACGAAGTCGTAACGATCGTGGGGTCTGCCTTCTCCCGAGCGACCGGGGGGGTGACTCATGAGGTCGCTGCTCGCTTCCCCGAGCCTGTCGAGTCTGAAGTGGCGTCCTTCTTTGTCAGGGACGAAGGTGAAAACCTCCGGTACAATAGTGGGCTAGGCTGGATGGTATGGAATGGAACCTTCTGGGAACGTGACGAACCCGGAGCCATGGACTGCCTGAGGAGATACCTGACACGCATGAGATCAGACGCGGGGCAGGAGGGCGTAGAAGCCATACAGAGGCTCTGCACGAGGCTCCTCAACTACAGGAAGATCAAAGACATCCTCGCCCTAGCAGGGACCATGAGGGCCGTCTGGATCGACGCTGAAGATTTTGACAACTCCCCATACAAGGTCAACTTCAGGAACCTCACGCTCACTTTTGACCAGGCCACCGGGCAGTACACTATGGGACCGCACGAAAAGACGGACTACCTGACCTCGACTATCCCCTCCGATTTCAAGAAGCCTGCAGAAGGGCACGCCCACGAGTTCGCCTCATTCCTTATGACGATCTTCGACGGAGACGTGCCAACCATACACTATCTTCAAAAACGCCTGGGCATGTGTCTCATGGGGAATGTTGGTGACAGTAAGGCTTTGATTATGTATGGTGACGGCGCCAACGGGAAGAGCGTACTGGCAGGGGTGCTCCAGGAGTCCCTCGGTGATTACTGCTTCCCGGTTCCTGCCTCCACCCTAACGGGCAAGTCAGGTAGTGACGGAGGCGGAGAGACGAAGGTCGCCAGCATACAAGGTAAGCGAGTGGGTCTTGTTCATGAGTTCGGAAGTTCCACCCGGCTCAACGATGAACGCTTCAAAATGCTCACCGGGGGAGAGGCTCTGATCTCGGGGAGACACCTGTATGGAAGGCACTTCTCTTTCCGCCCCGTTACGGCATTTGTAATCATGTCGAACTACCTCCCCACCATACAGGACCACAGCCACGGTGGGTGGAGGCGAATGGCCCTCATAAAGTTCCCCGTCCAAATCCCTGAACACGAACAGGACAGCACCCTCATGCGGCGCCTCGCCAAGGACGAGAAAGAGTTTGTCCTCTACTGGCTCGTCGAAGGACTCTCCCAGTTCCTGGCCCACGGCGCTGAAGAACCTGAAAGCAGTTCAATCGCCATGAGTGAGTACAAGGAAGGGGAGGACGCTATCGGGTCATTCCTGCAGGAGACCTACGAGCAGTTCACTGACGGGCGTGTGCCTCTCAATGACGCATACCAAGCATTCCATAAGTGGGTGAAAGACCAGGGGTCAGACGTCCGCTACAGCAAGGTCAACTTCGGGAGACTCATAACCACCCGGTTCATGCCACTGAGGCGTGGCCCCGAAGGTGCTGTCTCCGAGCATCCCATTGCCAAGGAGACGATCGGCGGGACCGTATATTTCACAGGGATCGGTTGCAAGAGCAGGGAGGCTTGGTCATACGATGTCCACGGAGGGGCTTAATACTGTCAACAGCCCCACGAGGGATCGACGTGACGCCTCCAACGGTGTCGTCGTCCGGGGAATAGCAGGACGCAATGACAATCACATCCTTGGTCTCTCGGAGCAGCCAGCCCATAGAAATAAACGCTTGGGGCTTGAGCGCGGCCCCCTCCTTGATAGACTGCCAGGAGTCGTCACCAACAATGTCCCGCCATTTGACAATGACGAGGACTCCTAGCCCATTCATTCAGCAACTTCTTCGTGCTTGGGTCCTCTGCCAGTGGTCGTGCACTGGTGGGGGACCCTTTTTTCTACTGCCTGGCGGAAGCAAGGGGGGGACCTGTGACTAATGACGACCTCCAGAAGCATATTCACCGTAAAGAAGTGGTAATCCCTGAACACCCGCCCACGCCCGTTATTGTGGTGGACACCAGGGAGCAAAAACCATTCAAGTTCTCCATCCCAACGGTGAAGAGGGGCCTCGCTTCTGGCGATTATTCCATCGTTGGCTACGAAAATGATATTACAGTCGAACGCAAGTCTCTCCCAGACCTCGTGCGCTGCTGTGGACGGGATCGACAGAGGTTCATGGAGCAATGCCGACGACTCACCCACATTAAGCACTCCGTACTCGTCGTAGAAGCCGGGTGGGCCGAGATCGAAGCAGGACAGTGGCGCAGTAACCTCTCATCCGAATGCGTGATAGGCACTCTCTGCGCCGTCGCCGGAATGGGCGTACCCTTCATCACAGCGGACACGCGTAAGCGTGCTGCACTCCTCACACAGCGATTCCTGCTTGGGTGCCACAAGCGCGAATGGGCCTACCTCCGCCGCAAGTTCATTGGCCGCTAGGAACCGTACTGTACAGTCCGTATGATATCATGATGCTTTATGATGCTTTTGCAGAAACTATTCTCTAGCGTGGAGCCCCTTATAAAATGGATTTTGTTGGAAAAAGGATCATAAAGCATCATACCCCGTCATAGAGTAAGCCGCCATAAGGACTTACGACTAGGATGGTTTGGAAAAAGCATCCTAAAGGGTCATGAAGCATCCTATTCCGTCATGGCCAAAACGAAAATACCGTTTAGTCCGGGAAACCTTACATACCCCCCCAACCCCCCCTTTAGGTATGGGGGGCTCCGACCCCTTCGGTGTATGGCATGCCAAACAATCGTTGCGGTACCCAAACAACCGTTGCGAGCCCCCTACAGTTGGTAGGATAGCCAAACTGGACCCCGAATCCAGAATGTACTTTACACTTTATAAAGTATAAACCTACCCCGGTAGATCCTGGGATACCTCATATGGGGCAGGGATGCCGAAAAGTGTAGCGAAATCGAACACCGCGGGTGATAGTCACCTCATGTGGGGTAAGTGTAGCGAATACATACACAATCCTACCCTATTTGAGAATAGTGCTTGCATCGGATTATCTTTAAGGATGGGCCCTAGTTTAAAGGATACATGTTGACATGGCGCCGATGATGGTGTAGGTCCGGGGAGTTTGTTAATAGAATCCGGGGTGTCGGCAATACAAGGCAATACGATCGCCGATCCGGGCACTATTTACTTACAATCCAATACAATAACATACCGATATTGAAGTATTTTAGTGTCATAAGTGTAGGCGGTAGCGGTACTTGCGCCGATCGCCCTATTATCTTTAAAATAGTGCTAACACTTAACAAACTGACGTGGTCTACTTGGGGCAGATTCGAAACACTAACAGATCGGAGGTACTCGCTACATCTCAACTGTCCATACCGTAGTGGGTGCACATACCCCGGGGTGGTCACTGTTCAATCAGTGAGCATAGTCGGCTCGATACGTCCCCGACTGCAGTTGTATCTAGGTTAGCACCCTAGACTATCGCCGACGATTATGTAGTCGGCTATGGGTAACGGTGCAGTGGCCCTATGGGCTACCCGGCGGATCTCCGGGCACCAACGACTCAAAGCACCCCGGTTGCAGGGTGCGCTCCTACCATTCGGAGTGAGTCGGGGCACCGTACACTGATACGGTCGCCCCGGCCACAACTTTCCCCATACAAACTAGAATAGGTGGTTCCCATGGCACAATGCCACGAGACACGAGCGGCACGTATACCAGTACGAACTGCTCGACAGAGGAGAGACGCACGCCAGGTGGCGATTGCGAGAGGGTTCGAACATGAAGGCAGATGCATGCTTATGATCAGACGACCGTCACGCAAGCCCTTCAAGGTCACCTCGCCGGAGTCGGCACCGCAACAGGACCGTGCACCACGAACCACGGAAGATGGTTTGATCATGACTGCAACCGCACGGGCCGCACTCAACCGCACGCCAGAAGAGACGATCGAGTACGACCGCAAACGAGAGAAACACTTGAGAAACGCACGATAGAAACACGATAGAAATCGGGCTAGGGCTTGGCCGACCCTAGCCTGTAGTAGGCCACACGGTAGGAGAGAGAGAATGAACAACGATAACACGTTGGAAACTTACGAGCACGAGTTCCCGAACTTTGGGACCGCACGATGGTTTGAGAAGAGATATGAACGCTTCGGTGACGACTCTCTATTCTACGGTGTCATTGCTAGATCCAAAGGATACACAAGAGAACAGTGTCACATATTGGACACGTTCGTAGCGCAATATGGCAAGTCTCTGGAATACAAGTCGCTCGACACGGAGCAAGCGTACGATCTGCTGGCGTCCATGAAGCGAACCTATCTGGAGTTTCAAGACGACTTTGAACCAGATAGCGACACGGAAGCGGGAATCGCTGGAAGCATCTTCAAAGTGACACGGATATGGTGTCGTGAAGTAAACGATATCCTAGACCGACAACACGCAACACGACTACCCTACTAGGGAAAGGGCGGCCCTAGTTTGTACAACCCAACACGACACTCCGGGTCCGACCGGAGGTTGGGTGGCCCACTAAAATCCTACGGCGGAGTGACCGACCGCCGTTTGTATGTAGGTCATTCTCCTTGAAAGGAGTGAGTCATGTTTGAGTACTACAATAACCCGGTGCAGGTTAGTCCTGTACAACAGGTGTTGGATCATGAGGTGCTGAAAGGCTTGACATTGTACAAGCAACCAGCGCAGTTCAATGGCACACCGATCAAAGGTCTGTTTGATATCGGGGCACAAGTGCAAGCCACCCCGGCCACTTTCACGGGTGTCGCAACGTACCACCAGCACCAGCCTGTGAAGAACAGGGTGACTGAAGGGTACGAGTTGCGCCAAGTGGAGGAGGTGCTCGCCCAGTCTGGGCTCGCCGACATGGTAGACAAGTTCAAGTTGAACCTTGAGTCTGTCTCACTCGCAAGCGAGCGACATGGTGCGGTCAGTGGTTGCAATGTGGTGTACCGAGTACCCCTTGAGGGATCGGAAGAAACTGGTCTTGGCCCACACTATCTTCAGTGTGACGTCGGAGCCCGGTGGAATGGCACGACTAGCGACTACGTGGAGTGGAGTGTGTGGGATCAGTGGTGCAGTAACGGGTGTGTCAGCAAGACGCACCGACTGAAGATGACGGCACGTCACAGCGTGGGTCACCTCAGTAAGATTGACCCTGACAAGGTGTACGGATTCGTCAAGGAGTTCATGGAATACAAGGTGAAACTTGCGAACACCACACTCGACAGGGATATCTCGGTGCTTGCGCTGCAGGTACACGCTGCAGGTGCGAAGAGCAGAGAAGAACTGCTCGCCCATGTGTCACTGTGCAATCTCGACCCGGTTACGGGTGCCACTGAATACCCGCACGACCATGCCACACGCTGCACCATACTTGAATCTCAAGGTGGTATCGTCCGAAGTGGCGCAAGCCGTTTCATTGGTGGAGCAGACAGCACAGCGGGTATCGAGCGGATTGGCAAGATCAGCAACCGTTGGGTGAACAGTTACAATGACGCAGTATCGGCGGAGAAACGCCGGATGCACTACGCTTTCGACAAGACCACAGCACTCGGGCTGTTCAATGTCCTGACACGCCAAGCACAAGACAGAGCGAACGGATTCTCTGCTAAAGAGCAGGAGATGTTCGAGTGTGTCACTGGTGTGTCGCTTAACTAACATGATAGAAGCAGAGTCGGGGTGGGTCAGACGGCACTATCGCCGTTAACCTGCCTCGACACAAACATGAAGGGAGCGAGTCAATGAAGCAAGCACTATTAGAGTGTGACTTCTACCGAGAGACGGGTTCAAGGTTCCGAATGCTCAACCTACTAGGTGAAAGCAAGAAGACCTTGAAGGGTAACAAGTATGGCTACCTCACCAAGGTATTGTACATGCTACCTTCAACCTACGCTGCGGAGTTCCTGCAAGGGGAGAATGCGCAGAAGATTGTGGCTGCAGTTGCGGACAAGTTCGGCATTAGCCGTAAAGAACTATCGTCCATGATTGAAGCACACAATGCATGCCTATTCGCCGACAAGTGCAGGGAGGATTGCTTAGCCAAGACCTCTGGTCACCTAGCAATGACCGACTCGCAACACTACATGTTCGCCAAGACATGCCTCTGGCTGGCTAACCCACAATGGTTCGCTGATCAGGTGCAAGTGGAGGTAGGGCGTCTCGAAATGCAAGCGATCCGGAAGACCAAGAAGGATGGCATGCGTTGGAGGACAGCGGTCCGTTTGAACGGTGGAACTGACGTGGCATGGGAAGACACGGTCATGCGGTCAGTCATAGAAGAGTACCCGTCAACAGCGTGGTACGACTACACGAAAATAGAACAGCGAATGATGCGGTACATGACGGGACAGTCGTGGCCTAGACCTTACACCCTGACATTTTCTGCGGGATCCTCCAATGATCTAGCAGTAGACCGGGTGCGTAAGGCAGGAGGCAATGTGGCTGTAGTTGTGAGAGACCGTGTCTCTGGGTGGGATAACCGGGGTGACCTGACTGACACCCACCCAGGAGATGACGATGACCTACGGTTCCTTGATCCGCCCAGTGTATGGGTGTTACTCAAGCCTATGGGGTCAGCAAGAAAGAGTACGAGTCGGTTCATCCGTAAGGATCTGCGAGAGCAGATGGTGCGGAGTGTGGCAGCGAGAAGGCGCAGGTTTAAGAACAGGGTGCTACGGGCACCAGCGCACCACTACCAAACAGACTAGAGAACTGATAGAGGGGGCTGTCTTCATTGACATAGTACCTCTATTGATTGTCGAGTGAGTCACTACATATTGCACCTGTCGTAGTAGTCAGTGGTTGCTCATTGACGAATGACGGGCACTAGTAGGCAGTCAGTGGTTGCTCATTGACATTGCCGGGCAGTGTGTAGTGCTAGGTGGAGTTGCCGAAACAACCTCAAGTCGTTTGTCCCTCGACTATTTGAAGGGTCATAGGTGGAGTTGCCGAATCAACCTAAGTCGTTTGTCTATCGACGAGATGAATAGACACGCCCCTCATGAGCGTTAGAACGAGGTGGCGTCGGCCCGACGTTAGTGTGACAGATCTTACAGGGCTCAGCATGGTCAGGTGAGAGTGGGCGTTCCCCACTCAAACTGCTCGGTTCGGTTAGGGCAAGTAGTACTTACGCCCCCGATTAGTATCAAACGAGGAACTCCCCGCCAGGTGGAATAAGCATGGCTACAGCGGGGCAAGCCTGACTCTTTCATTTTTTAATAACAAGGAGGTAGCATGAGTCTAGAAGAATACGGTGTAGCCGAGCGATCTGGGTGGGACAGTGAAGACCCTTGGATGCTTGGCGCACCTATCACAGTGGCCACTCGCCTTACCCTGGAACAGGCAAGGCAATGGGTTGCTGACGACGCCAAGCGCAGGGAGGCGGTGCTCAACGATACTGAGTCCCTGTCGTGGGAGAAGCAGCAGGCCAGGGGCACTCGCCTTGAGATATTCAAGCGACCCTGGTAGCAGAAGAGAAGAACAAGAGGTGACCCATAGTGGGCCGCCTATGAGAAGAAGGAGTTGAGTATGGATGACATTTCTACATGGGATGACTCGTTAACCTACGGGAGCGAGAAGAACTTGACGATGTGGTACCTCGTGGACCGTGACTATCAGGTGCTCGATCACCACCCACTCAGGACAAATGTAGAGCACACCCGTGAGGTAACACAGAAGTGCATTGACGCTGGCGAAGAGACGCCACACCTCAGGCTTCGGCAAGACCACGTGCCAACCCATGAAATACTATTGCCACTTGCGATTCTACCAGGGCCACCTAACCCGACAAATAGCGGGAGGTTCTTCAGTGGTATGTGTGAAGTGGACCTCTTGGTAGCGGCAAGAAGACTCATTGAGTACTGGGCACCCGACTACTACCACGGGGGTGAAGAGGTGGAAGAATCAGATCAAGAAAACATGGAGAGGCTGACTAAAGTGATTGGTAGCCTCGATCGTAGGCTGACGGAATACCGACGCCACGGGTTCTACTGGAAGTAGGAGGTGACGAATGACCTTAGCGAAACTGATCCGAGATGCGGCTGACGCCATTGACGAATGGGCCCCTGACTCAGGTGCCCCGTCATATGACGAGGAAGTCAAGTACCTGGAGGGGTTGGCGAAAGATCTGCGCGAGGCTGCCGATAGCATGGAGAAACTATATGGGTGACGACGAAGCAGGGGAGTACTGCTGGTTGGATTTCATAATGACAGTTGGGTTTGTATTAATATGGCCACTACTGTACCTGTGCGCAGGGCAGTGAAGGGGGGCAGTAATGCCTGAGAGACGAGAAGATGGGACATGGACAGGGGTGCCTAGTGATGGGCCACTGCCTGGTGACCCGGTAGAACCTGTTGATTACAGGGACCTACTGGATCCCGAGGAACTACTGCTGGCCCTTGAAGTGGCACGCATAGTTCTGACAAGGGGTGGTATCAATGCTATCTGGTTGAGCCACCAAGTGTCCGACCTGGACGTAGACCTGAAGGTACTGACGGACCTGGGTGCCAGGCTAGAGCACGTGCTCAATGTAGAAGAGTAGGATAAGTCATGACGGAATATCCAGGACTTCCTTAAGGCAGGCCCTAGTTGTTAGGTCTTTGTTGTGAAAAAGCATCATAAACCATCCTACCGTCCTGAAGAAAACATATGGAGACGGCTAGGCCCTATCCGTAAGAGGCGTGCCCGTATGGGTATGACCATTGCGGACTTGGCTGCCCACTTCGAGTTCAGCGTCAAGTTTATGGAGGTGATAGAGAGAGGCGAACGTAGGTTGCCGGATAAATACCTACAACAAATGGCATTGATATTATCAATGAGCCAACTGGAACTAAGTAAGGAGTTAGAGTTATGGAAAGCACTGAAACCGAGCCTGTATTAGGGGTGACGGTAATGTGGGTGGTCAAAACAGAATCACCATACAATGGGCGTGAGGCTGACATGATAGCCACAGTGTTCGCCACCTTTGAGGAGGCCCTAGACATGGCAGATTTCGCATGCAACTCCGACCATGAGGTGACTATCGAAATACTGCAGGTGTCCTTCCCATGTGAGAGCAAGCAACCAGGGCTCTTTGCTACGCTACTGACGGAACTTCTAGAGGACCACGATACCTCTGCACCACTTGGCTTTGTGAGTAAGGGTAAGCCCTACACGATCACCGAGTTGCCGAGGAAGTCTAATGGCTGATAAAGAAAGCAATAGGTCTGACCTGATTACCTGCTTCCACTCCATGCGGCAACTGAACCCTGTGTACCGATACAGGATGCAACATGCGATTGGGTACACGGCGGTGACCAGAGCCTCAGAGGCGTCAGGCGGTAAGGCCCGTGGGCTCTCTGCCCCTACCCAACAGGTACTTGAAGGACTCGACCTGGCACTAGTGGGAAGGAGCAGGAGCGAGACGGCGTCAAGAGGGCCCCGGATAGGTGGGGTGAGGCGTTGGGTTGTCGCTGTTGTGAGAGCAGCGCACAGGCTGTCTGAGGGAGCGACCCTTGAGCCTGGCGGTGTCGAGATAGTAGACGAACTAGTAAAGGGCCACTGCATATGGTGGTGTGCACGAGACGCCATGTTGAGTAGGTGGTGGAGTAAAGGGGCCCGGTCTGTTCCCCACTACAACCACATAGGTGGGCTAGGTGTCGAATGGTACTGGAACCATGGCAAGAGGGAGTTGGAAGAAGAACTGAGTAGGACGGAGGCATAAGTGAAGGCTGTAAAATGTATGGCCATACTAGCGTCAATAGTGTGCGCCCTCTTGATACCATTCGTAGGGCTTGACGCCTTTGGGTGGTGGGTTGGGTGTTTAATCGTAGCCTGTCTAGCCTCAGGGTTGGACAGTTAGCAAGAAGAAGGAGTAGTCAATGGCACGTGTTAGAACAGAGAAACAACTACGGGTGATCTGTAGTGAACTCGGGTTGCTTTTATGCCCCGGTTACGTGGAGAAGGTAATCAAGGGGGAGACTAAATGGGTGAACGGAGTTGGGTGGAGGATCTCTAGTCAACGAGTAGAAATGCCAGCAGGGAAGAAGGCCGCATTGAGAGCGCAAGTTCTTGCTGGGGAGGTGCACGGTTCCAGTGAAGCAATGGAACTGTCGGACTATCGTGCATGGTCGTACCAGTGTGCAACCCTCTGGGAGGTTGACAGTATCGTGAGGTTAGTAGAGGATGACAGCACATGGGGGAGCCATTCTCCGGGTGTCGTGACCTGTGTGCGAGGCAAGCCTGCAAGAGGGACGGAAGTGGACTAGTGGCACTGAGTGAGTCGGCATTAAATCGGAGACACCGATACCTTGGTGCTAGTGACGTACCAGCGGTGCTTGGGGTGAGCCCGTGGAAGAGCGAGAGTGACGTCTACTACAATAAGACGGTGGAGTTTGAGGACAGAGAGAAGGAGTCCAAAGCGATCCAGTCTGGCAACCTGCTGGAGGGTGCCGTGCTCGACTTCGCGGAGATCCATGTTGGGAAGTTGCGGCGTAACCAGTTCAGGGTGCACCCCCATATAAAGTGGGCCGCTGCAACCATGGACGCTATATGCTTGGACCTGGAAGACACTGGAGTAGAGGCGAAGACGACTGGCAACTCGGCTCATTGGGGTGAAGAAGGTACCGACCAGATACCTATCTACTATCTAGCCCAAGTACAATGGCAAATGTACGTTACGGGTTACAGCAGGATCTATGTCCCTGTGCTCATGCCTGATTTTGCTTTGAGATTCAAACTATACGTGGTAGACAGGGACGAAGAACTGATTACTTCTATAGTTGAGAGGTGTTCCCGATTCTGGGAGGACCATGTGCTGGCGAGGGTTGCCCCAGCGGATTCTGTGCCTGCCCCTAAGACACTGCAACGTATGAAGCGTGTGCCTGACAAGGTCACAACGATCCAGGACGAGTTAGTCAGGGATTGGCAAGCAAAGAAAGCGTCATTGAAGGTGGCGAAGGCAGAAGAAGCAGCGTCCCGTATGAAGATGATCGAGTCGCTTGGTGACGCAGAGGTAGGCAAGTATCAAGGAGGTGTGGTGAACTATTTCAAGAGGGAGCGCCGTGAGCATACGAAGACAATAAAGAAATCGACTTATAGAACCCTCGAAGTACGAGAAGGAGAAGGTGATGAAGTTTAGTCCAAGAGAAGTGGTGCTGGCAGCGTTCAGGGAGATAGAAGCCGAGAAGCGCAGCAAAGAGAGCGGTGAGTATTTCGCGCACCTTGAGGTGCAGGTATCCGTCACGTATATGGGCAGGCTACCGATCGACTACGGCGCAGAGTGCTACGTGAGCACCGACGAGCCGACTCGTTTGATCCCTGCAGTGCGTGAGGCTTATGAGAAGATAGCGGGCGCTGAAGATGTCTTCGACGCCATTGATAACGAGTGTAAGAAACTCAACACGGAAGAAGGAACGAGTTATGGAGACGGAGAAGAAGGTAGTGAAGAAGAGAGCGACGACCCCGACGACGAAACACGGGACTTTTGAACAGGCTTTCTCTGCTGCTCAAGCGGAGATGCAAGACCCCATCAAGAACTCATTGAACCCTCACTTCAAGAGTGAGTACGTGGACCTGGGCACCCTCATGGCGTGCGTGCGTCCTGTGCTGGCCAAGCATGGGCTTACTATCCACACGCATATCCAGCCTGCGTTCTCGGACAGGACAGAATGGGTTGGCGACGAAAAAATCCTCGGAGGGCCGACCATAGCGGCAAGCCCAGGTCGGAGGATAGAAACGCAAGACCACACAGGACACAGGATCACGGCGGAGATTTCTGGGTACGGCAAGAACATAACCAGTAGTATCCACTGCCCCCCGCAGAAGAACGTGCAAGCGTTCGCCAGTTTCCACACCTATGCTAGGCGGTGGCTGATCGGCGGGCTGTGCGGGGTGGCTGAAGCGAAGGACGACGACGGCAATAGCGCTGTCGAGAGAGATCCGAAGCAGGAGATCTTGAACCGTGCTCGACGCTGATCGTGTGCGTTCTACGCTTCAGGATGTGAACCCGGAAGCGATCCTGTGGGACGGGTTGGACGCTGCCATCATTGGGTGTGGTGGAGCGTTCAGCCAGTTCGTTGTGATCTACTCGTTGAAGGGAATCATAGCAGCCCTCATGACCAACAACTCCTGGGACAGGGAGGAGGCGTATGAGTGGTACGAGTTCAACGTCAAGGGCGGATACCTCGGGCCACACACTCCGATAGTCTTAGAGGACGACTACTAGTATCTTACCAAACGGGCTTCTTGTAGGGGGGATCCTTTGGCTTGAGTTTTGGCCTCGTTTTCTTAAAGGATGTCGTGGGTGCTGAATGGTCAATGCCTCCACCCGTACCAAATGCACCCTTGAGCAGGTAGTCCATGTGAGATTTACGCTTTGCCTTGGCAGCCGTGGAGTTCTTGATCGCTCGGGTGCTGCGGTCGAGGGTAGCGCTTCTCTTCTTGAGTGACGACGTCTTCTTGTTTATCCTATGCGTCTCCATTACGCCGTGAACGCCGATCCCAGCACCTCCCAGGAGCGCCCCGGTTCGATTCGAGGCTTGTAGTTCGAGGAACTCGTGGTGCGCCCGTGTCTTGAAGCCCGGCACTCCGAGTGACTTCTTGTAGACGGCGTGTCCTTGGGCCCTGGTCCTTGGCGGCTTCCCCTTGGGCGTCTCGTATCCATGTGCTCGGCCCGGCCTACGCACGAGGTCATCCTGCCGACGAATAAACTTCTTGACCTTGCCAGCCGGACGGTCAGCGTACTGCCCTGATCGCCGCCCGGTGAAACGACCGACAAACCTATTCGCTTCACGGGCTAGCCCGAATAGTAACTTTGCTTTACTCATTATCGCCTCTTCTTGAAGTAAGCATCGAGCGCCTTCTTGGCACTGCTGTTCTGCCACACGTCTGTATCCCGTGCGTTTGGTCGCTCCATTGGGTTGTGCCCCATTGGGTTAGACCCAGGTGTCGGCCTACCGTGGGCCTTGGCGCTATGTCTCCGCCTCGCTTGAATCCTGGTGTGCCGCCCAGTGAACGGGTTACCGTGCTTCTCAGCGGGGAACCCCCCCCTCCCCTGACCCTTCATGATTTTCACCGCATTGACGCCCGCCTTTATATCGGAGCGCATACTAATACTCATAGGGTAGGCTTTCTTCCCCAGGGTGATAGCGGCTACGGCTGCGTCGGCACCACGTGACGCTGCCCTCTCCGCTCGATTCAGGGCGGCGAAATGTTCTTCTCGGGGTCTACTGCTACGACCATCATGCTTGTATTTAGGAGTTTTACCTCCTACCTTCCCACCCTTTGGACCCTTGGTTTTCCGCTTGGCTATCTTCGCTACTTTTCTGTAGGCCATGCCCATCAGTTTGGTTGCTATCCTTGCCTTGCCCATTATTTCTTCTTTCTGCTTCTGAACACCCATGAGCCGAACACTACAGTGAACCCGCCAGCAAGGGCGGAGAGTATTGTGTTCCATGGCTCAGGCAGTAGCGGAGCAAGTCGTTGGACTACCTTATGTCCCACTGACACCATGTCTCCACCGGGGCCCTCCACAACAACCCTCTCAAGGCCCGTAGGCATGCCCTCTCCGTTGAGGACCACCTCCCTGGTCACCTCGCACCCTGCAAGGAAGACGATCGCCACAAGCCCCATTAGCGAGACCCAGAAGATCACAGTCTGTAGTATCGACTTGTCCAACTTATCCATAGTTACCTCTTCCTGGTCCGGTTGATTGCCTTACTGGCGTTGAAGTGTCTAACCGGAGCCTTAGATGGGATCACCAACTTTCTTCTGGTTAGGCGTTTCTTTTTAGCGTGTGCGTACAGCGCCACTGCGGACGTTGTAGTCCCTGTTACCAATGAAACCTTAATGGCATATGCGTCAAGCGCTTTGGTTTGCTCCTTGGCATGGCGTTGACGGAAGGTAGAGAATCTCGGAGCCACCGGGCGTTTTGCCGGGGCCCTCCTGAGAAGACGACGGACACCTCGGGCAGCAGCGAGGATGATCTTTCCCTTGCTCAACTACTCTCCTCTCCGGCGGTCATACCTTAACTCAGTGACCCGGCTCTCAAGCCTCGCTAGAGCACTCGCCACCTGGCAGATAGCGTCACTGTTCTCCTTTAGCGCCTTAGCCATCGACTCGTTGTGCTTGGACAAATGGCGTAGGAACGCAACGACTACTATCAGTATGCAACCTGCGGCAGGGGCCTGCAATACCAACTCTTTTAGTAGATCTTCCATGGTTATTGTACAATCGCTGTTCTGGGGGAGTAGTTGGAGTAATCTGTTTCAACAAGTAACGGGGCGAGCCTGTGCTCTATGAAGCGGAACTGGTCGTAGTAGAAATCCGCGGCTGTTTTGGCGCCCAGGTCGGGCGCGATACGCATCTGTCTTTCTGCTTTGTCGTTCGCTTCGAGCAGTGAGAAACTGGTGTTGGCTACCATGGTGAAGGGCAGTAGGTTCTGGAATGGGACCAGTGCCATGAAATCTTTAGTAGCCGCAGGTGTGAGTTTGTCCACCCCAGTGAGCAACCCTATCATTGACCCCGCAGCCTCGAACATGGTCTGCGCTTTCCCTGCCGTCGGGCCGCCAAGCATTTCGAGGATAGGCTTTGACTTGGCCCTGCCAAGACTATCAGAGCCACCGGATATAATCTGTATCGGGTCGTACCCGGCCTTGGACGCAATGTTCATGGGGTCAGCCATGATTCCTAGAATGCCTGATCGGTCTACGGCATTAACCATCAAAGAGACCACGTTATTGTAGTACTCTTGTTTGGTTGACCGGGTTCTTCGGAAGCCTTCACCTATCCCAGCGTCGAGTGAAATGTGTGGGAACGGATCCTGCCCCTTCAGCACTGACTTGGCCGCAGTGACGAGCCCCCCCATGAAGATCAACCCAGCACCAGCCATGAGAGCCTGACCCTCACCACGCCCTATGCCACGTTGAATCATGGGCAGGAGCACGTTCTCCGTTGCGGTGAAGAAGAACCTTTTGAACTGGAATATCATGGAAAAGCCTTCGGACTTATCCACCATACTCGGGAGTGATCCTGCACCTGGAGTTACGATTGATAGGTCGCTGTTGAGGCTTAATGATCCATTGAGGCGGGACTTCAGTTGGGCAACACGGGTAGAGTTAAGGTTGCCGACGGCACCCTGCCACGACTGTGACATGGTGTAGTGGAACTTAGCCCCAAGGCCAGTGGACTCGGTGCGCCCGAAGGTTTTATAAAGGACGTCCATATCCTTTACGTCAACCTCGTTCAAGCCAAGCATGTCCAAGAATCGTCGGTCGCTCTTGCTTACGTTTCTTCCTGCCCCAAGTTTATTAGCGATTCGTCCTATCCTGGAGGCGGCAGCGCCATTGTTCACTGCTTTCCAGAAACCATTCCAACTCCCGAGAAGGGAGTACCTAGTCATGGCTTCTGACCCGGTCTTACTCGCTTCGTATACCCTCTTGCCTATGGTTTGTTTCTGTCTACTGTAGTCCTGGGCCCCTTCTCGTTTGAACTGCATGATCTCACGTATTCGCGCGCCCGTGGCGTTGGCTTCTAGTGAGTGGGTCATGTCCATCATGAAGAACTTCTCGTCTGGCTCCGCAGAACTAACCATCCTTTTGACAGTATGTCTTCCATAGCGATAGAGTGAGGAAACATACGGGCCAAGACCAGAAGTGAATACCCCCATGGCTACGTCAGGGAAACTCGAAAGAGTTACCGCTCCCATCGAAGTCATGTAGTTGTAGTTACGGAACAAAGGCCCAAGGTTTTTCCATGGATCCGACGGGTCAGATCCTCTAACTCCCATGATCCTTTCGTTAATCACCTTCAGGTCATTTATGATCCTCTTCAGTTCTTTCGTATCCTTCGCCTTGTATCCCCCCGCAGCAACTTCCCGCTCCATGCTTGCTTCCATTCGGAAGTTGCGATAGTCGCTGTTGTCACCGATCTCTAGCGCTTGGATTCGATTACGTTCGGCTAGTGATTCCACACGGGCGGCCCTGACTTGCCCCCTTGCGTCCATGACCATCGGGTCCTCGGACAATGCTGATCGGATCTCTGCGTCCATACCAACGTAGGCGTCGCCTCGATTCCTGAAGATCCTGATATCCTTGTGTTCTGAGATCTTCCCGCTTGCCTTCGTGCCTGGATCCCCAAGAAGGGCATGCGTCCCCACGAACTCTTTTGAGGTGGTATTGAACTCAGCCACTGCCCGGTTGAACTCCGATCGGTTGCCCGTCCTTGAAGCGTTGAGTAGGCGCCTCTCCATGGTGCGTACCTTATTAAGGGACAACCCCAAGGTCGCTTCGTCCAGGGTGGTGGCCAACCTCATGTCGTTATACAACCGAGCGGATTGGGTGATGACGTCGATCTCTTCCAAGTGCTCTTGGAGTTGATTGTAATACCGATCTCTAGTGGCAGCGTCAGGCGCCCCTGCTATCTTGGTATCGAGTTCGTCCATCTTCTGGTGGAGTTCTATTGATCTCCTGACGTACTTAAGGGACTCCCTGCTCCCTAGTTTCTGGAAGGCAATCCCCTTCAAGCCTGTGTTTGAGTAGAAGGCGGAGCGTTGGGCCTCCACGCTTTGGATTAACCAGGGCTCCAGGAACTCGTCCTTGATTAAGACAGTGCGTTCTCCTGTACTCATACTCGGGCGGATATACCCGTCGGCGCTGGCCATCCAGTTGCCCACAATATTACTAGCCCGTGTTGCGTCAGGCACCATGGACTGAAGGTCAACCTCAAGGTTATGGACGTCGATCTCTAAGCGCTCTATCTCACTGGCCGCTTGTGTAGAATCGGCGCCATTGCTTTCAGCAAGACGCACTCTATCTATCTCGGCTCGGAGTGCCGTTATCTCTGCCTGCAGTTCAGGTCCGCGCTTTGCGTGCAGGTCAGCAAGCCCACGCATTACAGCCTCGTGCACAGCCTCTCGATCAGCGAACACTGCGTCACGGTCAATGATCCGGTGAACAAAGTTCTCGCCATGCGTGTCACGGTAGAACTTTCTAATCTTGGCCATGCTATTGGCGTCAACATATCCCGACTGGACGGCCAATAGGTCATACACTTTCTGCTCTTCTTGGAACTTCTGGGTCGCTGCCTTCAGCGCTTTTTTACCTCGGGCATTGATTGGTTCGGTTAGTTCAAGGACGTTTATTGATACACCCCGGTCGGAATACTCGATTCGATCGGGCACGTCGAACGTACCTGTCGGATCCCTTCGGTATAACATTTCTACGGCACGATCAAATGCGACCTGATCCTTAATGTTGGAACCCTCAGATTCTGCTAGTCGGAATATATCCACGGCTTCCATACGTGAAGCATCTTGCTGAACCTCCATGAGTATCTTCAGTCGCTCAAGGCTAGTCCCTCCAGTGCCACCCTCCTTTGCCAGGCCCGTATTGGTCAACTGGTCGATCAGTTCTCGTGGCTTTGTCAGTCTAGAGGAAGCAAACCGTATGTTAGGGGTCAGGAAGAAGAACTTATTCAAGAGGGAGTTTCTCCACGTCCCCTTCCTTAGCCCAACCAGTTCAACTATGTGTTGGTTACCGGAACCGTCAAGCACATCGTCAAGCACGGAGTCAAGCACAGCGTCGTCTATGTTCCGGTCGGCCTGGAAAGCGTCAAGCAGGTTAGTCACTCGCCCCGCCAGACGTGGGTTGCTAGCAAGATTAGCAGCGATCGAGTCAGTGGCCGTCACGATCGCATCATGGACAGTGTCGGCTCCGTAGCGTGCTCGCACTGCTGCCCTGTATGCCGTGCTCATGGTCCCTATCGCACCACCCATGATGCCACCAAAGGCCGCTTCAATCTTTATATTCCTGAGTACCTCTTCGGCTGTCCTGGTATACTGACCCTTGAACAGGACGGCCTCCCTGATCCCTCCAGAAACACCAGCGCCTACAGCACCTAGTCCTGCCGCGCCAATAATCTTATGCATGCGCGCCATCTGTTGAACCCGATTCAACTTGAGGGCTCCCTTGGTAACGTATAGGTCAATCCAGAAGGACTCATCAAAGGGTAATGCAAGCAGCCCCACGGCAAGAAGTTTTGCTATCCCCGCTCTAGAGATAGCCTCACGGTCACGGGCCTCTTGTTGAATCTGAAACAGGATGGCATTGCGCCCTTCAAGGGTGGACTCCGCATTGATCCTCTGCAGGAACTCGGACGCCTTATGCTCTGCGATATTCGGGGGAACAGGGCCCCTGTAGGCTCCCTCGACTGGAGTGTAGCCGAAGAGGTCAACGAGTACGGAAGAGTACACGTCGTCAACGCTTTCGTCTATTAGCGCTGCGTATTCCTGCTGGTTTTTAGGGCCGACCATAGCGGCTACTGATCCCGATAACCCATAAGCCCATCTCGCTACGCCTGCGAATAGTGGGTCATTTCCAGTGATCGCCAGATCAGAGTTTTCATATAACCTACTAGCGCTACCCACTACCCCTAACTCCTGGCGAACATAAGCACCCACAGTTGAGGATTCGCTAGCCAGCCCTGGTTGCGTGACTCCGGAGTTAAAGGTTGGAGTCCATGATCTCCTCCCAGTGTATGCTTGCCCGGCGAAGGCGGGGGCTCTTGGGCTATCCACCATCGTATGACCCCCAAGGATATCGACCATGGTATGACTGCCAACGCAATCCTACCTTACCGTGGTATGGCAGGGGCGCTTCGCTAGGGGAATCCATCCATGCAGTGTGCCCTAGTTGCAGTTGGTTACCCAGCCCACGTAGCGTGACTATGGATTCTTGCATACGGGCAATCCTCTCCTCCCGTGAACGGGAAATGTCTGACCCGAAGCGTGCCGGAGGTCGTGACGATTCAAGGGATATCTTCTCATTCAAGTGTTCTATGCGCCGCTCGATCTCGCTCGTCGTTTCTTCAACAGTCTTCGTTTTGGTGAAGTCCCAGATTGCACCCTCGGGTGTATCAGCATAACGTGACGGCCAACCCGTGCTCCCTGGTGTAATAGCGCTCAGGGCAATCTGCGCCTTGGACTGGAAATCCTTGAGCCATGCAGCCTCAGTTGCGGCTTCGCCATGGATAGATACGTTCGAGTCCCCCATGTACCGCATGGTGTCACTGGTCTGTTGCGCTGCTATGAGTTGCTCACGTCGCTCATATCCAGCAGCGAGGTGGGACACCATCGCACCCGCCCCTTCGATCGTAGCGTTGAGGACTTTGGATAAGCCGTCGTCCAGGAACCCCCCTACTGCATTACTGCGACGCGCACTGTTGTCTACCATTTCAAGGAAGTCGCCATAGGCCGCTTTCATTTCAGCAGGGTTACTCGGCGTGACCTTCTCAGCCTCTAGGTATGCAAGAAAACCAGGAGCGTCTTCTGACAAGAATGTGGTGAAGGTGTACTTCCCGGTTTCAGAGTTTACGTTCAGGGCAGCGACCTTATTGTAGTCGAACTGGTCGTCGATCATTAGCGCTGGAAGTATCGGAGGCTTTGCCATCCAGAACTCTTTACCGTCGGCGCCCCTGAGCGGCATGCCGAGTGCTACCCACTTGGTGTATTGATCCACGTTGATCTCTGTGCCGGGTTCAATGCTATAGTAGTCACGAAAGCGGGAGACATAGTCCGACAGAGGCCCACCTTCACTGAGGTCTAGATTGGCAGTTAGATCGCTAATGTCCCCCGGTGCGGATGACCCGGCAGCCACCTCATCTAAAAGGTTGGCGACGTTCACAGGATTATGATTAGCATATTGACCCAGTACCTGAAGGGCCTGAGCAGCCTGTTCTGGCGTGACGTCCGGGTTCACCCAGCGTCCAGTGGCAAGATGATTCAACTCTCGAACTACGTCGTCGTATTCTTCAGGGGGGATCCGATCTATTCGCCCAACTTCGTTCGAGGACAATGCGTTATGGATTCTCGATGGATCCACCCCGGTGATATTCGCAAGCACAGCGACACTTTCTTCCAACTCGTGATTTCTCGTGTCTGTCGCCAGTCCAGGAGGCAGTATGCCGGGGGGAAGAGGCACGCTTCTGAGCCATGCTTCAGTAACCGCTTCCGCCTGTATGGTTGTGCCCGCTGGAGCGGATTTTCTTGACACATTCCCGGTGGCTAGCACTATCTTAGAAACAAGAGCGGTCCGAGTAGTGGCACGCTGGTGACTTTGTAGTTGTCGTTCCTGGGTAACTAGGCCAGACGATTGGCGACTCTTCGCAACAAGCCCTGCACCAAGTGCGCCTATCTCCTCTACGGATAGTTGGCCCAGAGAGAAGTACTCAATCGCCATGTCTGCCGCTGTCGCTACAGTAAGCCCTGCGCCCTTCACCCAGTCACCAGGACTATCAAGGTCGCCCTCTTCAGTAACAAGTTGGACTAGGTGACTCCAGGGACTTCCAGTTGGAAGGCCCGCCCTGGTAAGAAGTTCGTCAGTGTCTTTTTGCCTGTCGTGACCCAGCAGCGCTTTCGTTGTGACGCCGAAAGTGTACTCACCCGCATAGTACGTGACGCCCTTGACAATGTTCTTGACGGTAAAGAGCGCTTTGGCCAAGGTCCATGGTGACTTAACCACAGCCTTCACCACGGACTTTGTCACGGACTTTGCCACGTCTACTGCAGGCTTACGCAGTTCCTTCATTACGATCTTCAAGAGCGCACGATCCGTTTTCACCGTGTCCCTTAACCACGAAATAGCCTGGGCTCTATTTGCTCTAGCCGTGGCAGCGCCTGCACCCCTGGTTCCCCCGGCACCGCTCGCTGCTACTTCATCAGCGGCGTTCGCAAGTATCATTGCCATGTCGTCAGTGGTGGCTCCAGCGCGCTTCAACACAGCCATTAGTTGATCTTTGCTTAAGGCGCCCGCCGAGGACGGGGAAGGCTTCAGCAGAAGGTCCAACTTAGACGCCACAGATGACAGGGGTGGAATCCTATGACTCTTATAGATCGCTAGATTCGTGGCCGTTTGCGCAGTCTTGACGAGCGCTACTACCTCTGCGGCGGTCAGACCTGCGTGAATGGCATTCACGTGCTCCTCGAAATCAGGGTCGTCAGGATCCAAGGCTACTATGGATTCCAGTGCAGCCTTTTGATCGAATGGGTCTGGGATCAGCGCCGCAAAGTTTGCCATCGCACTGTCAAGAGAGAAGTCTCCCCAATCGAATCCGTCGGCAGTAGCGGTTTCTTGAAAGAGTTCCGCAAGCGCCGTTGGATTCGGAATCCCTGTACTGAGCCAGTAGGGGCCATACGCATTCTCGCCCCCTTCGCCCCCTTCGGTGAGCGCCACCGTCACGTTTTGTAACATCTCATACCATGGCTCGGTGTGTTTCACGATGGGCGTGCCGTCCAGGAGCGTAAGAGTAGGCTCCCCGCTACCACGGTACGTAAAGGTGGCCGGTAGATCTGCTTGCGTGGGCTTGCGGATTCCGAGGTCCCTCGCTTGTTGGCCACTCAGTTCCAAAAGCCCGTATCTATCCCACACAACGGACGGAAGCCCATCGCCCCCTATCCCCATATGCATGCCTTTTTCTCTTAACCATGCAACTTGTGCGCTGATCGTGTCCTTGCTAAGTGGGAGGTTAGGGTTAGACATTGGGGAGTTGTCCCACTTCGTCATAACCAACTTTATCATCTGCTCGATCGAAGCGTCTTGGTCTTTGCCCTCAAGTTCATCTATGTATTTAGAGTCCTGGGGGAAAAACGCCTCCGTTAGCGCATTACGTATCATTCCGTCGTGGGTTTCGGGAACGAAATCAGGGTGGGGGTCTGGATCTACTCTTCCACGAGAGCCACCGCCGCCGCCGCCACCAACGGAATATCCGCCCGGTCCTCCAGTGCCAGCGCCACTGACCCTGGCCCCACTTACCGGATAAGCAAGGGACCAACCTAGTGGCAGGTTCCCCAACTCTCCTGGGTGGACCTCTGTAGACACAGGAACTTCATGAAAAATCATCCTGCCGCCACCTGCAGAATCAGGAACGCTGCGAGGGACTGTTATTAGCAGTTTCTCGTCACCGGGATCCATGCCATTACTGAGGATCTTATCGTTATGGTGTTCCGCGTACTCAATGACGTCCCCAAGGGGAAGGTTCTTCTGGAGCCAGGCGAAACCCGAAACAGTCCCGATGTCGATCCCTTTAGGGGCATTGACCCTGGCCTCTACCTCCTCGAAGTTACGAGTTTGTCGTTGAAGTTTGGACAACACTTCTCTAGGTAGGCCAGCACGTTCGGTGATACCCTGCACGTTCTGGTTATTCCTTACCCTGAAAGCAAACGCTCCAGGGTCACTCATGACCTCTTCTACAATCTTCTGGTTGAGGATCTTCTTCGCTGTATATCGAGCCTCAGAGGGCGCACCCGCCCGAACTAGGACGTCGTCTATTTCGCCATAGTAGTCGCCCTGGTAATCAATGATCGTGTCGGGTGTTTCTTGCTCCAGGTTGCCTAGCACGTATTGAGTGAACACTTCGGTGAAGGAATCTTCAGAAGCACCCTGGTCTACGAACTTCCCTTCAAGCGCATCCATATTCCCCATGGCTATTTCAGCCCGTTTCAATACACCCAACTCGTCCGGTGGTATGTTCTCGAAGGTGCTCCTCAAAAGGCTTGAGTCATAGCCCTGCTCGTATGCTTTTTGCTGCTCATATGATGCTATGGTCTTTTGATCTTCAAGCCTTGAGTTCACTCCAGGGCTACCACCGTCTATTTTGGTCAGCGAACCCAGGGCTGGTTTATACGTAGGCTTAAAGGCAGGGCTGGAGTATGGGTCGTCCCCTATTCCAGAGAGGTTAGTGAACTCGTTCCTCTTGGCGTCAAGGTCACCACGCTCCGTGGCGTCCTTTAGCAACCCTTCACGCTCCGTCTTGTCCCAAGTCTGCAGTTGCCCTTCAGCCTTCGACCCGGCTTTCTGCTTCTTCTCAGCGTCTAATGACGCCCCCAACTTCAGAGCGGACTGAGCAACTCCCACTAGGCTTTGGTTCCGTTCATAGCGGTCAACAGCAGCCTTATAGGCACTGTCGTCAACGGTGTGCTTTGCGGCTGAAACCTGCGCACCTTTTATATTTATCTGAACCACTACTACCTCTATCTAGATCGAAACGCTGTCGTCCGGTGGCAAGACGAGTTTGCGCACGTAGCCGACTAAACTCGGCTTCTTGGGCTCACCACGGAACGAGGCTAATGTATTAATATGGCCTTTTGGTAAACCAGCAAGGACGGACTCCTGTTGATATGCGGCTTCCCTCATAGTGTCCCGTTCAGTCGCTTGCGCTGACCCCGACCGTGACGAAATCCCCCCTGCAGTAAGCAACGAACGCTCATTTGCTGCGCGTTTCCGCTCAACACGACCGATCTCGAACGCCTCCTGCTTAAGGGTTTTAGCAGTGACCGTCGCATCTGCACTACGGGCCTTCTTCTTGTCCTTATTACCCTTAAGCGCACCAAAAGCGGTGAGCGCGAAAGAGGCTGCTGCCCAAAAAGCCATGACTATCCTTCCACACTGACATCTATTGAAACACCTGAGACTTCAATGGGGTATGGCCTGTCCGAAGTGATCTCCAAGAGAGGCTTAATCCCATAT